TTGAGTGTCCGGTGTTTTTACGGGTGGGGTTGGCGCAGGAGCCGCAGGAGCAGGATTTTGCGACTGGTTTTGTTGTGTATTTTGATCTGCGTTCTGGGATTTGTTCATTCCCATTTTATCCATTAACATTGCGGCAAAACCTTTGTCGCCAGTTTTTGGATTGTTTTTGAACAAATCGGCAATGGTCTCAGCGGTTTTCAATCCGCCCATCGTTTGTTCCATGCCCGTTGGGTGTTGAGCCGGATTCCCTTCTGCTTTCAACAAACTGTAATGCGGGCCTTGTTCAAGAGGAACACGCGAGGCTTTGCCTGTTGCGTTGGCCAACTGGCGAGCCGCTGGAACGAAACTATTTTCGCCAGAAGCCAACCCTGCTTGTTGGCGAGCAATAATGTTTTGTATGTTGTTTGGATCGTATGGGTCGTAGCTCGAGCCAACGGAGCCTGTCACCGCATGATGTTCGCGCCCACCAGCCATGAACCCTGAACCTTCATGCTGAGGTCCGACCATGCCGCCTTCCGAGCGACCATTGTCGTTGGCAATTTTGTCGTAATCAACCGTTTTATATCCACCCGCGAGGCCGACGGCTTCGGGGTGAACATGCTCGACTTCATCTGCCATAAAGCCGACATGCGTATGGCCTTCTGGATCATGCTTATATTTGAACGCATAAATCGGAAGGCCATGGTCGGACTCGCCAATACGTTTGATATCATGCTTGAGCCGACGATCCGAGAAAAACGGCATGGGTTGATTCGTCGTTGTCGTCGAACCCGAAAGCGCTCCCGTTCCTTCCGCAATATTCGCCAAGAATTGAGCAACCTGAAATGGATAGGCTTGCTGTTGAAGGAATTGATTGTAGAGTGCCGTATTCCCAGCTTGCTGAGTTTGTTGGCCGAGCGTTCCTGCGCCGAGCTGAGCTTGAGCACCTTGAAGTCCTGCAGCTTGAGCACCTGCGCCGAGGTTGCCCATTTGCGCTGCCAATGCACCTTGTTGACCCAAACCAGTGAGATAATTTTGTGCCGCGCCCTGATAGCCTGTTTGGGCCATGTTCGCAAGCGTGTTGCCCAAAGCGAGGTTTTGTTGGTTCATCAATGCAGCTTGCGCGATGTTGCCACGGTCGCCACCAAAAGCGCCTTGAGTTATGGTGTTCCCCAAAAGTTGCTGTTGCTGCTGCTGATTAACATTTTGCATTTGTGCAGCGGTCGCGCCCATGGCTTGGTTCACGAACGGGTTCATATACCCCGCCACGCCTTGCTGAAAGCCTTGAGGGGACAATCCGCCGTAAGCCTGAGAAGTGCCCTGCATGGCCGCTGCATAAGCTGGCTGAGCCGCATTTGCCTGTTGGTTTATATTGCTGATGCCAGCCTGTTGCTGTTCATTCAAAGGCGCAACAAAAGCATTTGGATTCGTGCTGTATTGTTGAAACGGTTGAGCGGCGGTTTGTTGCGCGGTCGCGTTGACCGAGTTATACCTCGCCAATACCTCTGGTGGGATTTGAACGCTTTGGGTAGTCGTCCCGGTCTTGCCGCCCATTTCAATGCTCCGTCAAATGCGTGTCGGCCATGGATTCATCTTTCCACTCGCCTGTTCTTCCGCCATAAATCCAATAAGCCCCAGATTGAGGCCCAAATTGTCTCTCATAAAGCCGAACTTTGCCTTCGACTCGCTGAGAGCTGAGAATTCCAATAACCAGTGGGATCTGAAGAACCTCTGCGGTTTGTTTCGCAAATTCGCAAAGTTTTCTCGCTCGACCACCTTTTGCACTGCGGAAGTCAGGATGAACGAAAATCGCACGTTCGACAATCGTTAAATCATCAGAATACCACAAAGGTTCCGTTCTGAGCAAAATAGCTGCCTCGAATTGCTCGCCGGAGCGACCAATGATCCCAACAATACCATATTGTCTCGTCAATCCGGCCCAAATCTCGTTCAACAATTTTGCTGGATTCGGATTTGTCAATCCATTTTCTTCGCAAGCTGCAAGCGCAAGCTGCATCATTCCGTCCACGTCTTCGGGTGTTCCGACCCTGACATTTAGTTCATTTTCCATTTGACTCAATCCCTCTTTGGTCCAGGAAGTTTCTTCAACGTATCGATCGTCTTTTTACGGTAACTTTTCACGAACTCGTCCAAGATCTCATGACCATGGTCGATGTCGCCTCCTCCAAGGTGCGTAACGTCTTCCGGAGAAATTACGTATTCTCCGCCAGCCGCGACGATCTCGACTGGAGTTTTTCCGCCGCTCGCGCGAGCGCCGTATGGTTTGCCTTCCGCATAAGGCGCGGAATCGGAAGCGTAGGGCTGTTTTTGTTTATTGAAATAAGGCGGAGAGCTGAACATTCGCCGAGCAATTTTGAACCCGGCCATCGTGTTGCCTTCGCCCATTGCACCGATGATGTCGGCAGGAATGACGTATGAACCAGAGGCAACCGTCATTGGCAAATGGTCCGTGCGCCCTGCGACCGGGGAATGGATCGGGCCTTCATGGAACTGATGTTGAATCGGAAAATTCGACTTTGTGTAAGACATGTCGCCTTTGTCGTAACTCATGTCGGCGAATGGCCCACCTTCAGCTTTTGCTGTTCGAGCGGATGCCGCAAATGCTTCATCGGTCGGTGCACCTTTTGATCCGAGTTTACGCATGTGTTCTTTTGAACCATGAGCGATGCGCTGTTGCTTGGCATGAATGTTCGCATACAATCCGCCACCAGTTGCTTTTGTGTGACGAGCGGTGTTCAATGCCGCAGCGATTGCTTGATCGCGAGGATGACCAGCATGAATCATCTCGGAAATGTTATGGCTGATCGTCTTTTGAGATTTGCCAGGCGTTAAGGGCATAATTATCCTCAAATATTTGGTGTGTAAGAAACGACAGCGGACATACCAGTTTGGCAAACCACAACCAACCCATTGGAATAATGGATACGTGTATCACGGTATGGTACGAAGTTAGAGGCGTTGGCGGGTAGTGATTCGTAAATCAAATTAGATGACCCAATGCCCCCAACCGTAGCCGAATCATAAATAAGCACTTGGTTAGAGCCGGACGACGCGGGAATGGAAATGCTAAACATAATACCCTTGCCGACCACAATAGACGTTGTTGTGGCTACAACCGTTGGGCATGAGTTGGTTGGATTGTTACCTGCCGCAAAGCCAGCAAGGATTGTTACTTCTGTGGCAAGTGTCTGCAAATAACCGGAAAGATTATTGATGGCGATTACGCCGTTTTTCTGGGTAGTTAGGATATCGTCGAGCGATGCACCCATTAGAACCTCCCGTCAATCTGATAGCGATACCGAATAGCACCTAGCCGCCAGAACGTACCAACGTCGTTGGACGATATATTGAAAGCCATCAAACGCGCCCTGATCCGAACGGATATATATTCTGTAGCTTGCGTCATGGTGTATGGGCCATACTGAACAGGCGTATCGCCGGGGTAATTGGTAACATAGAACGTAATCTGCACCGTAGCATTAGGGTTGCCGGAATACGTACCCCATTTCATGTCGGGCCATATTTGATCGATAAAGATCAAGTTATCGGCTTCATTAAGCTCAAAATAACCCGTTTGGAAAGACGACAGCATGGCGGTTGTTTGGGTGCCGTTAGCCGCGTCGTTGCCTACTTCATGTTGATAAAGGTAATTATCAGACCCAGCACCAATGGGAGGCCCAAGCACAGATTGATCAATCCAAGCAGTACGACCCAAAGTCCCAAAGTCCCATTGTTGGAGAACCGTATTGTATTTAACATAGCTATCATTCTCGGTGGATGATGCGGATGGATAGTACCATGTAATCTCATTGAATTGGCTGTTTACACCGCAAGCAACCTTATAAAGATATGACGTGTTGATATTTTGGAAAATAACGTCCCAAACAGGACATGGGATAGATTGAACGCCCGAACCAACCATCATAAAAAATTGCTTTTGGCTCATCCAATAGACAGCGCCGTTTAATTGTCCTGAGCAGTGACGCGATACAGCGCCGCAATTTGAGCCAATTTTGTTGAACCCGTAGACAAACGGAGACCCAACATACTGCATGGCCCATAAATCAAGGTCAGTCCATAAAAGACCCTGCTGTGGACCTTGGATGCCAGCGACAATCTTGGATCCTGTCGGAATGCGATAAGAACCCGCCTGATTGGTGACGGTGCCATTCCATGACGTAAAATCGCCAATATCTGACCAGCGAACCAAAAGCGGATCGGGCGAAAGCGTAAACGACGATCCGTAAGCAATTACTTGGCGTTGAGGCATGGCGACGAAGATGCCACTGTTTATAAGAGGACCGTTACCTCCAACAATTTGAGCATTTTGTAATTGACCGCTTGGATCCCAATAATAAATTGCGCCACCTGCCGGACAGGCAATCAAATCTTGGCCAAAATTATCTAACGTCCAATCGGTAGCCGTAATCGGTGTGCCGGGGACGCTAGGTTGTGTTGTTCCAATACCAAAGCCGCCTGTACCATAACCACCAACGCCAAACCCCGTTCCAACAGGCTGGGGGCCAATTGCTACATAAAAATTAGAACGAATTAATCCGCTATTAATAACGGTAGACGTTGTTGGTCCAACGGTTGAAGTCGCGCTGTTTGCCGCAGAAAACGTAAATATGCTTGTGCTTGTAATGCTAAGAACAGTGTAAAGACCAAAAAGAGGAATACCGCCGACCGTTGTAGAGACGCCCACATAAAATGAACCTCCAACGGTAAGGCCGTGGTTGTCAAAATAAGTTGTTACAATAGAAGAGCCGTTGGTAGTGGCAAAGGCATATTCAGCAACAAGACGCGCTGTGCCGGAGCCAGATCCAACACCAGTAGCATTGAAGATGACGCCAACCGTATTGGCTGCTGCACCTATAAGTGTAAAATCAGTGCTGCCCACCGAAACGATTTGATAGGTATTGCCAACAACAAATGAGCCAGCGACCGTGTTTGTAGAGGTATTAGCCGTTGTCGTGGCATTTGATGCGGCGGTGATTGAGTATTGAGTACCTGCGGCTGATTTAATTAAATATGGGCCAGTAAGAACCAAGCTGCCAACCGAAACGGGGGTAACATAGTTGACGTAGTCCAATACAGATGCCGTGATATTTGAATCGGTAACAGTTACAGTGCTAGAACCAGCCGTTGTTGAAAAAACTGGAGCCGTGTTTGTGATCGATGTTTGGGGGGTAATATTGGTTAGATTGTTGCCCGTCAAAACATTGAGAGAAGATTCTGCTCCGATGCCAAGATGGTTTACAGCATTAAGATCTGCCCAACCTTTAAGGGCGCGTATTTTGGAGCCGATTGAAGACGCATAATAAGCCACCCAACCGCCGAGCTTTTGAGCCAAACCATAACCATTACGTTCTGGGAGAAAACGAACAAGCTGAGAAGCAGAATATGCCGCCTCGTTCAACGCCGGAGTGGTGTTGGTTTCAATGCCGGGCTTTAGCTTGATTGTATTATGAGGCATTTGTTACCTCGTTGGCGAGGCAAAAGGTGCAGGAGAATAAGGCGTCCATGCAGCGGATTCAAATTTTTTGCGGTTCTCTTCGACCATGGCGCTTTTGAGCAATCCTTGGTATTGGCTTTCATAAGTTTGAGCCATGGCTGGGTCGTCGTTCAACCGACCAAAGTTACGTTGATAGGCCGAGATATAAATCATGGAAGCCATGATCATCATGTCTGGCAAATAAACTGATATATAAGTTTGCGTATTCGTAGCAGACAATGGCGCAGAGCGAACTGTTCCTGTCAAACGAACGGAATAAGTCGAATCCGGTATTGGACCAACAATCATATTTTGACTAGTTAAACCAGTTGTCGCAGAGTCGCCGCCATAAACAGCAAAGTATTGCGGAAGCCCTTGCGTTGAACCTGTGCCATATACATTTTGAATAAATTCTTTTCCGACTGGCAGAAGAGCAGAAGAGTTTCCTAAATTGTCAATTACTTCAAATGTTTCCATAACGACGAATTGAGAAGTCGGAATTGTTAAAGTCCCATTGCCGGACGTAAAAGAATAAGATGAATTGCTGATTTGGGTTGAAAGGAAATCAAGATCACGCTGCATCCGCAGTTCGGCATAAGAAATCATTTGAGGCAAAATGATTTGAAAGTTTGTGTCCGTTGTTGGGACAACTGCCATGGTTGCTATCTGCTGGACGTAGGTATTGTAATCCATTACTATCCAACCATTTTTGCAGCAGTTTCTTTTACAAATGCAACCCGGTTGCTCCAGCCATGGCCATCATGAGACCAACCCGGCAAAGATTGCAAAAAGGCAAGTCTATTATCGCAGATTTGCGCGGATAAGTCAATGGGATCGTACGAGTTGACCAATGATAATGTTCCATCGCCGATGATCCCATCTTGAACCGCACCAACGCAAGCCTGAAGAATTTTCGCGGCTCGGCCATCGCCGGAGTTTACTTCGAAATCGAACAATGCATAATCGACGCCAGAAGGAAGCAAATCCCCTTTGTTTTTGTCCCA